ATTTTATGGTGGCGTTACTAAAAATGATCCTAAGATAAGTGAAGCTCGGGCGTTATTAAAAGATCCTGATAATTTTCAAAATAAAAAATTTATTGGTGCATTAGTAGCTAGTGGAAAAGTAAGTAAAAAATTCCAATCCCCATCTCCTCCAGCAATAGGTAGAATAGTTAAACCGAGTGATGTTATCTTAAGAGGGGCAACACCTATCGGTCAATCAGGAAAGAAATCAGCGAAGAGGTTTAGATTATAATGTCACAATTTTTACCAAATCCAAAATATAATCCAGAATTTCAAGAAGAAATTAATGCTAAAACTAAATTGCAGCCAGGTATATCTATGGCAAAATTTCTTGGAGGAGTAGGTTGGGCAGACACAATAGAGCATATTACGCCAAATCAACTTTTTGAAGATAAATTAAAACTTGCTAAACAATATCATATGCATGCTGTTGCATTAAGTGGAATAGCTGAATTAGATGATTTTGCTTATCATAGAGTAAGAGTAGCAGAAGGTTATTATAGAATTATAGATGAATCAAGAAAATATGATTTAGATAGTACACTTTATTATAGAAATAAAGGACAGGCAGTAGTATATGAAATTTTAAATGAAGTAGGAAACCCAGATCCAGAAAAGACTTGGGATTTAGCATTACACTTTGCTACTTCTCAAATTAGTAGTATTAGACCACAAAAAACTATTTTATGTTATGATACATTTCATCCTAATGAAAGACTACATGCTCAAGTATGTTTAATTTTACCAGAGATTACTAGTGGATGGAATGTGAAATATGCAATAGGAGAAAATCAAGTAGAAACAAAATATAATGGATTTGTTCAATCTACGGGAGAACTTGTAGAAATACTAGAAGAAAAACGAGAAGAAACACTTTTATACGGTAATGATATATAAATAAGTAATAAAGTTTAGAGGAAAATATGGGTAGAGTTTATGCAGTTGAAGATGGGAATTTATCGACATCGATAATCACAGCGCGTACAAGTAAATATACAGATATGGATATAAGTTTTATCAATAAGCCGACAACTGCATCCGGGCCAGGTGGTGTAAATGTAAGAACTGATATTGAAGTTATATCTGATGCTGCAGCTGTTAAACAATCTATTCAAAATATATTGCTTACTGGAAAAGGTGAAAAACCTTTTATGCCAATGTACGGTACAGATCTTCAATATTTGTTATTTGATTTAGATACAGATTTTGATGAAGATTTACTTCATGATGAAATTACCAATTCAATTAATATATTTGAACCTAGGGCAAATATTCAAAAAATAAGAACAGAAATAATACCAGAAAACCATAATGTTAAAGTAACAATTGAATTTCAAGTTGTTAGTTCTTCAGAATTTGGTATTGTAGAAATAGACATTGCGAGGCTCCGATGACAGTATCAATTAAATCAAGCGACCTTGATTTTAATTCAATTAAATCAAATCTTAAATCTTATCTTAAAGAAAAAGATGCCTTTAAAGATTATAATTTTGAAGGATCAGCACTTAATAATATTCTTGATGTATTGGCATATAATACTCATATGAATGGATTAATTGCTAACTTCTCTATAAATGAATCATTTCTTAATACTGCACAATTAAGATCTTCAGTTGTGTCTTTATCTGAAGCGGTTGGATATGTTCCGCGGTCAGTTACATCTTCAAAAGCATCTGTAAATTTAAGTATTAATATTACAGATCCATCACGACCATCTCAGATAGAAATGCCAATAGGAACTAAATTTAATACTCAAGTTAATGGAGTGAATTATGTTTTTAGAACTCTTGAAAAATTTACAGCTACTCCAGATACTAATGGATTATATGAATTTAAAATAACTGATGGTTCAACTAATATTAGTATTAGTGAAGGTATTGAAAAAGATAAAACATTTTATGTAGGTGAACTTATAGAATCACAAGTCTATGTTATACCTGATCCAACTATAGATACTAGTTCATTAACTGTTAAAGTATATCCCTTATCTTCAAGTCCAGAACAAGATGCAGTTTCGTATACAAATATTAATTTAGCTAATAGAATTAGTGAAACATCAACCCATTATCAAATCAAAGAAGTTCCAAATGGAACATATGAATTATTATTTGGTGATGGATTAACCACAGGTAAAAGACCAGTTAGTGGAAACAAAATATTAGTAACTTATCTTTCTAGTAAAGGACCAGTAGCAAATGGTGCTACATTATTTCAACCACAAACTACTCTTAATGTTCCATCATTTGGAAATTATACAATAAACGTAGCTACAAATGCTGAATCTGCTGGCGGGTCACTAAAAGAATCTATTGAATCAATACGGCAAAATGCTCCTATTGCATTCTCTTCACAACAAAGATTAGTTACAGCTGAAGATTATACTGCTCAAGTTATGTCACGGCATGGTAATGTTCTTGATGATGTTGTATCTTGGGGTGGTGCTGATAATGTTCCTGCTGTTTATGGAACTGTATATATTGGATTAAAATTTAAAACTGGAGTTTCTGTTGAAACTCAACAACAAACAAAAGACGATATTGTTACGTTGCTTACAGACAACTTTGGTATAATGTCAATTGAAACGAGATTTTCTGAAACTGCGAATACTTATATTGAATTAAAAAGTGAATTTAATTTTGACCCAGATCTCACAGCGTCTACTGCAAAAGCTACTCAAAATGCAGTTATAGAAAAAATGAATTCTCACTTTATTGACAATTTAAATAAATTTGGAAAAGTATTTAGAAGATCATTATTATTAGCTGAAATAGATGATATGGATGTAGCTATATTAAACTCTAAAATAGATGTTAAATGTCAACAAAGGCAATCTATTATTACTAATAAATCTTTAGCTTATAATTATAATTTTCCTATGGCTATTGCAGTACCAGACGATGTCAATTATATTGTGACTTCAGAAAAATTTTATGTTGGTGGAGTTTCTTGTTATTTAAGAAATAAATTAAATACTACTCAATTAGAAATTGTATCAACAAATGAAGATATTATAGTTGATAATGCAGGTTCATATTCTACGGGTGGTGGTACCGTTAATATTGTAGGATTAAATCCACAATCAATTGAAGGTGGAGGGGATTTAAAAGTTTCAGTGATTCCAGCAAACCAAGCAGTAGTTAAACCTTTAAGAAATTATGTATTAACCTTTGATGAATCTAGAAGTAACGCAGTAGCAATAATTGATTATCAAGATACAGCGGTAAGTTTAACATAATATGACACATAGAATAGATAATAAAGGACGAAGAGCAGATATTTACTTTGATCGAAAGATCGATGAAATATTACCTCAACATATTGTTCAAAATTATCCAAACTTAACACAGTTTATAAAAAATTATTATGAGTTTTTAGATTCAGACGGATTACAATCTTTTGAAACTGATATTCATGATTTATTATCTTTAAGAGATATATCAGAATCTCCTACAAAGTATTTAGATAATTTAGCGTATGAACTTGGAGCTCAACTAGAAAATACTGGAAAATTTGATGATGATAGATGGAGCTTAAAAAGATTAGCTTATCTTTATAGAGAAAAAGGAACTGTTAAAGGTGTAGAAGAATTCTTTAAACTCTTTTTTCAAACACAAGCAGAAATAATATATCCAAAGAAAGATATATTTTTAGTAGGTGATGACGAAATTGGACCAGATTTCGAAAACTATATTCAAGACTATAAACTATATCAAAACTATTCACTTTTAATTAAAGTAGGTTTATCTATTTCACAGTATGAATTCTTATATAAGAAATTCATGCATCCAGCCGGTTGGTTCTTTCAAGGAGAAACTTCGTTTGTTGGAGAAGCTCAATTAGGAATTTCAACACCATTGTTTATTCCAGATTCTGTATTTCCTTCTTATATTACAGAAGTAGTAGTACCGCAATTTTATATGTCAAGATATACTACCTTAGCTGAAAATAGTAATGGTGTCATTATACAAGAAATGGGTGGTTATCATTATAGCTCACACGACTCAGGATCTTTTACAGAAATAAGAATAGAAGATTACCAAAATATTCCAGCTTGGAGATTAAATTCTTTCTATACAAACGAAACATGGGGAACTCCAAATTCATTTACTTTTGATGATAGTTGTACTGGTAGTGATACTAATACAGCTATAGATTCTCTAAATCCGAAAGCAGAAATAGGTATAGACTTTTCAGTGGATTCAATGGGAAGTGGTTATTATGGTTATACAAATGATAGTCTTAAACTTGAAACATTTGACAATGATATGTTTACGAGATATGATCCATGGTATCATAATCATGATTCTTCGTTATAATAGCATGATTTTTCGTATAAATATAATCAAACTAAAGGTTAGAAAATGGCAAAACAAAATATATCTGTAGGTTCAGTTGCTAATGATGGCACAGGCGATACACTAAGACAAGCTGGTAATAAAATCAATGCTAATTTTACCGAGATTTATAATACTCTTGGTGATGGTCTTTCTTTTAATGAAGTTTCATTTGATTCTACTTCTTTAGTGTACGAAGGAGCTTTACCTGATGCGAATGAAACAAGATTAAAAGCTGTCGAACCTACAGGGGATAATAATATATTATTGCCTGATGCATCTGGTACTGTAGTATTACTAGATACAACTGATACTTTAACTAATAAAACATTAACAACCCCAAATATTAATTCTGGAGTATTAACAACTCCACAAATTAATGATACATCTTCTGATCATCAATATATAATTGCAGTAAGCGAATTAGCAGCAGATAGAACAATTACATTACCTCTTCTTACTGGTGATGATACAATAGTACTTAATGATCATACTCAAACATTAACTAATAAAACTATATTACAACCTAGAATTCAAGATTTTATTTTTGATAGTGTAGGTAGTGCAATGCTTGAATTAGATAGACAAGGAACTTTATCTCATATTAAAATTTCAAATGCTAATAGTCCTACAATAGCTGCTCAGAGTACTAATGCTAATTCATTTTTACAATTAAGTGGAAAAGGATCAGCTGGAGTATCAGTTAATAAATTATTTGTAACAGCCTTTGATGCTCAAATAGATCATAATAATATAGCGTTATTTGATAGTGCAGCATATCATGCAGCAGGAGTTATTCTATGTAATAAACCATCTGCTCTTGCATTAGGATTAGATAACGGAACATCGCCAGGAGAAATGAAACATTTTATTAATAAAAATAATGGTCTAGCTACTGTTGAGCCTACAAATTTTGCTCAAGGAACTTCATTTGCGCTTAGACTTAATGCTACTGCCCAAGTATGTTGGGATGGGCTTAATTGGCACTTAACAAATGGTGTGGATTCTATTAATGGAACTGCACCGCTAGCTTACACAATTTAAGGAATAAATCATGCCGGCACTCGTAACAGATAAATTAAAAAGAAATTTTTTACAAGATATTTTTGATGAGATGAAAACTAGTACATCTAATTATTATATCTGTATTGGTAGAGCTGATCCTTGGCTTACAACTGATGATACAGTTCCGGATAATACTCCAATAAATTCTGATAAAGAAGAAAGAAATGCTCGTTTATCGCTTATGTCTGGCAAAAAAGTATCAGATTATTCTTTTGTAGTACCAAGATTTAATTGGACTTCAGGTGGAATATATTCTCAATATGATGATAATAGAGATACAACACCTGGAACAGTAGGCTCAGATAATCCGTATCCTTATTATGTTATGACTGATGAAAACCAAGTTTATATTTGTCTAAAACAATCAAAAGCAACAAATGGAGTTGCTAATCCATCAACACGTCAACCGATTGGAACAGATGATATACCAAGATGGTATACTGATGGATATGTATGGAAATATCTTTATACAGTAGGTGGAGCTCGAGCTTCAGCTTTCTTATCTGCTAATTTTATGCCAGTTGAATATGTAAAAAAGACTGATGCTGGATTGAACTCACTCCAAGATCTTCAAGCTGATATAAGAGCAAAAGCTGCTCCAAAACAAATGCTTGGAATTGAATTAATTTCAAACGGTGCTGGATATACAAGTGCTCCTACAGTTACTATAACTGGAAATGGTGATAGTACAGGAGTGCATCCTTATTACAAATTACCAACTGCAACTGCAACAGAAGATGGAGGAATTATCACAAAAATCGTGATGGACTCAGATGCACTTACTGGTGCTCTTGATAGTTGCGCAAAGTTTGGAAGAAATTACGATTATGCTTCAGTTACAATTAGTGGAGGTGGAGCATCTGTGAATGCTACCGCTCGAGCAGTTCTTCATGGAAATGATTCGGGTGTAGGTGCTAATCCAATTTTTGATTTAAGATCAACATCTCTTATGTTTAATATTAAAGCAGATGGTGGAGAAGCTGGTGGAGATACATTCCGAGATTTTCCAATTAGTAATAGAGATTATCGACAAGTTGCGCTTTTGAAAGATCCAAAGGGAGTTGATTCTGATGCAGGATTAGGCCAACTTTATACGGCTAGTACGGGAAGAATGCAAAATAGAATTGGTGTTACACCAGCTGCAGCTGCAGGAGATGTAGCTACTCTTGCTACACTAATAGATCCAATTATAGAACAGGCTGGAGGATTTAAAGCAATTGTTTCAGATATTGATGATGATAAAGTTTATTATTATCAAAATGATTCAACCGGATATACTATGTTGAATGGGGTAGATGCTGTCACAAATCCAGCTCCTCTAAGCTTTGCAGTAGATTCACATAATTATGCAGATGTTGATATAGATAAATTTAGTGGTAAAATGATTTATTTAGAAAATAGAGCTGCTATTGAAAGAGCTAGTACACAAATAGATGATATTAAAATAATCATTACGTTATAAGGTAATAAAATATGGCACAAAGTTTAAACAAAAATACTTTTGATACTGTCTACAAAGATGATTTTATAGATAGTGATAACTACTATAGAATATTATTTAATAGCGGAAAGAAACTTCAAGCTCGAGAATTAACACAATCACAAACTATTATTCAAAATCAAATTAAAAGATTTGGTTCTAATATATTTAAAGATAATTCTCTTGTTAAAGGTGGTGAAGCCGATATCGATAATGCTTATGAATTTATAAGACTTAATGTAGCAACTTATCCTGTTGCCAATCCTCAAAATTTGCTTGGATATACTTTTACTGGTAAAACTTCACTCGTAGAATTTAAAATTACAAAAGTAGTAGAAGCAGCTGGTGCTGATCCTCTTACTCTTTATGGTGTTTATACTAGTACAAAAAATTCTTCTGCATCAACTACAGATCAGATTAGAGCACAAGCTGATGAATTAATGGAGAATGTTTCATTTGCTGATATTCAAGTAGAAAATTCAGCAAGCTGCGTTGGAGTTGGTTCTAGGTTTATGTGTGGTGAAGCCATATATTATACAAAAGGATTCTTTGTATTTACTGAAGCTCAAGATATAGTTATATCAAAATATACTACAAATCCTACTGCTACTATAGGATATAAAAGAACTGAACAAACAGTATCATCTGATGATTATTCTGCATTATATGATAATCAAGGCGCAGAACCTAATGTTACTGCACCTGGCGCTGATCGATATAAAATTACATTATCACTTATTAATAAATCTGCATTAGCAGCTTCTGAAAATTTTATACCTCGTGTAGATATACAAAACGGTATAATAACATCTTCTGCACAAATTATAAATGCTTATAATGTACCAAATACATTAATTGCTACCAGAATACATGAGAACTCTGGAGATTATTTAGTAAAACCATTTGGATTATCATTTGATAAAGATTCTCAAAATACTCATTTATTAGCAAAAGTTTCTGATGGTATTGCAGTAGTTGAAGGTTATAGAAGTACTCGTATGACTGGTAATGGTGCTTTACGAATTGAAAAAGCTACACAAACTATATCATATGAAGACCAATTAGTAGCAGCACCTTATTCTAATTATTTTGAACTTGACTCTGTTGAAGGAATGGCCCCTGATATGCGAAGTGGCATTGGGTTTCAACAACAAACATTAAGAGATGGAGTTGATTTTACAGGTACAGATGTTGGAACATGTTATATAAGACAAATTGAAGCAGCTTCAGGCGGTAAATGGAATGCATATGCTTTTAACATAATACTTAATACTGGTAAATCAATATCCGATATAAAAAGTGTAGGTTCATTAGGTCCTAGTAATGGAGTAGTTGCTTCTAGATATTTTAATGTAAATGCGAATTCACAAGCAAATGGTCCATTTAATATAACTAATGAGATAAATTCATTAATCTTTCCTCTTCCATTATCTAGGCCGTCTGATATTCTTAATGCGGATTATACAGTACAAAAACAGAAAGATATTACGCCAAGTAGTTCTACATATATTCTTAATACATCTGGTTCAGAAACCTTCTTAGATGCAAATCAATGGTTAGTTACTGATTCAGCTGGAGCGTCTGGTGTATCACGAGGTGGTGATGTAGATTCAGCAAGTAATTCAGCTTTTGGTATAACTTTAGGCGGTGGTAATACACAGGCAACAATTACTGGTTTAAATACTGGAAATTTAACAAGATTAACTTATTTTGCTAGAAAACCTAATATGGTATCTAGAAATAAAGTTCTTACAACAGTAAATGCTCTTTATAGTTTAGATAGTAATGGTGGTACAGATCCTGCTAATCAAGGTCAGTATCGATTTATAGATTTACAAGTTCCTGACATTTATGACGTAACTCATATAGAAGATGCTACTGATAGTGCTGTAAATTGGTCTTCCTACTTTTCAGTTGATAATGGCCAAAGAGATAATTATTATGGTAACGGTAAATTAATAAGTGCTGGTATGTCTGATTCTCAGGCTGGGATTATGGCCGGTGCTAGTGCTGTAAGAGTGCGTTATCAATATTTTCAACATCAGGCTGGAACTTCTTTCTTTAGTAAAAATTCATATAATGCACAAGTTGATTATAAAGATATTCCAAGACACACTTTTTCAAATGGTGTAACTATAGATTTAGCAGACTGTTTAGATTTTAGACCTACCGTAGATACCAGCGGTTCTTTCACAGTTTCTTCAGGCGCTACTATTAATGAATTGCCTAAACCTAATGGAATAATTGATTTGAATGTTGATTACTTTGTTCCTAGACTAGATAAATTAACAATTGATAAAAACGGAAATGTTAAATATAATGTAGGTATTTCTTCGCCAAACCCAGTATGTCCTAAAACACCAGATGGAGAAATGCATTTATTTGATATTAGATTGAATGCTAATACATTAGATAAAAATGACCTTTCAATAACAAAAATAGATCATAAAAGATATACAATGGGTCAAATTAATCTTTTAGAAAAGAGATTAGGAAGACTCGAAGAAGTAACTACTTTATCTTTATTAGAAGCAAAAGCTGATACTTTATTAGTTCTTGATGCTGGAGGCGATATTCGATTAAAATCTGGATTTGTAGTAGATAATTATAAAAATCATTCTTTCTCTTCACTAGGAAATCCGGATTATAGAGCATCAATTGATTTAGCTTCAGGAATTATCTATCCTAAAAAATCAGAAAATTCTATAGATCTTTATTATGATTCTACTTCAAATAACCCAGTTGGCAATCCAATGAAGATAATGGGTGGTTTTGTTGTACCTAAGTTTGATAGAGAAATTTATTTAGAAAATGAATATGTAAGTAATCAAATGTTAGTTAATCCATTTCAAGTAAATTCTTATGTTGGAACAATAGAATTATTTCCATCAAGTGATACTTGGTATGAAACTGCATATCTTGGATCGCCAGCAATAACTCATACAGGTTCACAACTTTCTACGAATAGTGCACATAATTGGAATAATCACGAATGGAATTGGAAAGGTAAAAATCTTGATGAGCTGCAAGCAGGTGATACTACAAACTCCTCTGCGTCAACATCTGGAAGAACAACTACTACATCTTGGAATGTAGTTGATCAAATTTCTGTTAATGAAGTTTATACTGGAGATACTCTTATTTCTTCTGTTACTATTAATAAAATGAGATCTAAAAATATTCGATTTAGAGCTACTGGTATGAGACCTAATGCTAAATTATTTGCATTCTTTGCTGATATTTCGATAGATGCTTGGGTAAAAGGTGAAACTTTTGCTACAGGTTTTGAAAGTGCATTTAATTCTGATCCTTCTTATGGAACTTCAGAAGTAGGTGCAACACAAAATCCAAATGGTATATCACAATTAGAATCTGATGCAGATGGTATTTGTGAAGGATCGTTCTTTCTTCCTACTGGAGTATTTGATTGTGGAACTGTTAAATTTGAACTTAGAGATGTTTCAGGCGAAGGAAATGAAAATTGGCTTTGTAGAGGTGTAACAAATTATACCGCACAAGGTACTCTGCAAACGTTTCAAAAGAATTATACTTCTACTAGAATTATTCATATTGAAGGCGATCAAAGTTCTTATACTGCTCCTAAACAAGATGATGACGGTGGTGGAGGAACTAGTTGGCCATCTGCTAAAACTGATAATGATGATAAGAAAGGAAGTTCTGGTGGAGGTAACAGTACTTATACTGGCGGTACTTGTGGACCTAAAAATTATAGTAAAAAGAATAATAATAGTGGAAAAGGGCATAGTTCTCAAACTATAGGACAGATGCCAGTTAGCGAATCATTTTCAGCACCGGCTTCAGATTATTCAAATACTTCATTTGGAACTTCTTCTGGAGGTAGTATTACTGTAGCGGAGATTGATGCTATGAATACATCAATATGGGGACCATGGTAAATAAAGGAGATTTAGTGTGACTGTAACACCTTTAAATAAACAAAATACTAGTAGAATAGCTCAATCATTCTACGTAGATAGAGAAAATGGAATGTATGTTACAGACATAGATTTGTTTTTTGCGGCAAAGCCTCCTTCAAGCGGTGAACCAGTATATGTTACTATTCGAAATTTAGAAAGCGGTGTACCTTCATCTATAACGTTTTTAGCTAAAGCAGAAAGAAAATATGGAACTATTAATACTTCAGTAGATGGAACAACAGCAACTAAATTTACATTTGCTCATCCAGTATATCTAAATGGATTCACTTCTTATGCTTTTACTGTAGAAACTAATAGTTCAGAATATCAAGTGTATTATTCTGAAATTTATGATTATGTTTTAAATTCAACAGAAAAATTAGTTGATAAGAATCCTGTAACTGGATCATTATTTCTTTCACAAAGTGGTGTCACTTGGAATGCTGTTCAAGAACGAGATTTAAAATTTAGAATTTATAAAGCTAATTGGTCTGCATATACTAATGCTGAAGTATTAGTTCCTATTAAATTACAAAATAAAGCTATTCCTATGAAAATGCTTTGGGTTGATCCTATTCAGACAGATGGAACAACTACGTTTTTTGTACAATGTGCTAATCATGGATTTCAAGAAGGTGATAAAGTAAAACTTACTGGAGTAGTAGGTACTGGTGGAGGAAATTATGTAGGTGGAATTCATATTGATAATATTAATTTTGCGACTGCTGGAGCACTTCAAATTAAATCGGGTGCTGCTATAC